GGTAGTTGTCATAGTCGTTATACACGACCTTTGCGGCCGGCTTTTCACGTTTGGCGACGTGTGAGAGCAGCCCGGAACCGCCGAAGAGGTCGACGATGGTAATATCATCCGGGTAGCCCTTCAGAAGGTTCCTGAACGTTTTTACGAACTTTCGTTTTTGCCCCACGAACGGCAGGGGCGCACTTGTGTAGATTCTTTTCATAATGCTTTTGTTTTTATTAATTTTGTAGACGCCAATCGTTTAGAAGACACAACCGCAACCAGTGCAAGACAGGGTTTTATCCCCCGACCATGCACCGGTTGCGGTTGTTTTATAAATGATTGGCGTCTTTATAAAAGGTCGGGGGCTTTTTGTGCCCGCCCCCGAGAGGCGCATCAACGCGCGCAGGGCAATATTCTATATAAGTACCATCAGCGAACCGGCTATCGATCCTATGCATCCAGCGGCCACGTCTCTAACATCGGCCACGTCTTTCGTGCGCAGGTCGATAATCTCTTTCACCACGGCCAGCAGTAAGCTAAATGCACAGCCAATCATCACAGCCGTTCCATGTTCCGCTCCTCCCCAGCCGATGCTCTTTCGAGCTACGACAAACGACGCTATCAAACACACAAGTAAGTGCACATACTTGTCACTTTCAATTTTGCACAACCATTGTGCAATCTTTTCATAAAATCCTAACATCATATTTTTTTATTAAACAACAATCAAAACAACAAGGCGGCTGCAAGCAAAGCCCCGGCTGTCACCTCCGCCCAAAAAGCAAGTTTCTCGCTACGTAGACAAGCTATGAGGTAACCCACAAACGGCAGCCACCCGATGAGTACCCATGGCAACACAATTGCCACGACGACCTGCGACAGCACCCCGAAAAGGAAACCACCCGCGTAATGTACCGCCCGCCACTCTGTGCGGAAATAGGGCGAAGCTGCCACGAGGAATATCCCAATGAAACAGAGAAAGCCCAGGAACTCCCACTCACTTGGCAAGGCCTCCAGCGTTCGCGGTATGGCAAGCATGGTGTACAACGACATCACTATCGAGAATGCGCCCCTGGGCAAAATGTAGGCTATCGACGACACCGAGATGGGTGTTCGGCCATTCTTGTGCCAGCCGGCTACTATATAGCCCCCCACGAGAAATATTGAAAGTAAAGCGAGTGTCTTCATTCTATTGTAAACGATATTTTCTCGGGATATCCCTTTTTGAAATCATAGGCCTTGACAGCCGCCTCGCTTTCCAATGCCATAACAGCCGCCTTGTGCCGCATCGTAACCAAGTAAGCGGCATTTGCATAGAGCTGGAGCGTGGCCAGCATTTGCCTGGCATCTTCCACCGGCACAGGTATGACCTGCTCGCCCAGCGGCAGATTGATGGTAGGCATTTCGCGAGCGATAGCCGAATCGACGCTCATCTTGTAAGCCAGGCGCTTCGCCTGGTCGTACCATATACTCACACCGTTAACCGTGAGCGAGTTTACTGCGTCTGATTTATCGTACTCTTCAATTTCCTGTATCTTCGTTTTTTTTACACACTCGAGGCACTCCCCCTCTGTAGGCGCAGGCTCCACGTATGGCATATAGCCAGCTTCTCTATAATGCTCGTCCGTTGGGTTAACAACCTGCCATTCTCCGAGGGTTATCATATCTGGAGCAAATTCCCCGTCCTTGTCAATCCATCTTTTCATAGTCTTTTTTTTCGATGTTGTTACTGTTCATATTCTGAAAGCGGCCGAATTTGCTCTCCGAAATTTGAATAGTGTTCGGTGCTCCTATAAAGCTCGACACTCTCATCCGGCACATAGATTTTCCCCTTCCATGGCTCGGGATATTCGGTCGGGCCGAACCAACCTGCAACCGTTTGCGGAGGTGTCTTCGCTCTTAGAATGAAGCGCTTAAGTGTCGGTATTCTGAAGAAGCTGAGCCACTGAAAACGCTGGACAGAAGGCCCAATATCAATTGTCTCGATGCTTTGAAGGCTCACGACGCATTCGCGTTCTTTGATTTCACGCAAATTGGGCAAAGCAATCTCCTTTAGCTTATGACAATAAGCGAGAAGATTGTATCCGACATACTCGATATTCTTAAGATTGACGCGTTCAAGATTAGGCAGCCTTACAAGGTTCAGGAATCCGATCTCTGTTAGATTTTTCAGGTATTTCAAATCTTCAAGCGAGACGATTTTATCATTAAAAGACAGCAATCCACCCTCCCCGGTCGAACCTGTAATCTTCGGCCCTATGTAAGTTATCTGCGCGGCTTGTTTGTGGGTTAATTCGCCGGCGTAGCCGGGTATGCGTCCCAGCTCTCCGCCCGTCGAGCCGCCATACTTCTCTACGAGGATTCGCTTCACTTCATCATCATGAAAATGTATTACTTCCGTTGCCCACCTCATCATCAACTTCCTTCTAAAAAAGCTCATTTTACTTCGCTCCCATTATAATGATCACGTTTTCGGAAATGATTGCCTGATAAGTTATCCCGGGGCGAATCTGTGGCTTATAATCCTCGTCGTCGTCATCCTGCCCGCCCCATTTCAAACCTTTGGGAAGCATCAAAGAGGTGCCCCTGTCTGCTGGCGAGGTGAACTGGAAACAATACTCCGCCACGAATTCCGGTTCAGGGTTCTCTGCGAGCGAGAGGCGCAGTTCTGGAACTACTCCCCAGATGTGCATTGCATTCGCCACAAGGGCGCGCGAAGTGTCTCCAGTTCCGTGGACGAAGCGAAGCAGACGTCCATCCTTTCCTGCAGCCGACAAGGGCTTCATGCGAGTTCCATTCCATCTGTACGGGATATTCTCCGTCGCGTTGACGTATATCTTCTTCGTGTAGGGCGCACCGGTATTCGGGTCGAGATACCTATCTCGGTTCGGCCAGTTCTCGAAGAACTTTCCATTCTTTTTTGGGAAAAATCGCTGTTTCGTGCTGTCGAAATAGATTTCCACCGGATCGGCAGCAGAGTTGAACTCGTAGCTCGTGACTTTTTCAAAACCGTCGAACATTAACACTTCGTACACGTCTTCTGGCATATGTGCTGTGGGCACTTTGGCATGCTCGTCAAGTGGTGCGAAGCCGCTTGGTTGTCCCAGGTCGTCCCTTATATTCGATTCTACCTGCGTATCGCCGGTTGCTCTATCTTTTTTCTCCCGCTCGAGTGCATCGGCAAGCCTTTTCCCGGCATCACCCGAATACGCCTGACCGCTTCCTTCTCCCAGTGTTACCTTGTTAAAATTACCGATGAGCTTCCAGCCGGGAGCCTGATAGACATATATCTCGCCGTTATTTGGGCCTTCGCCTCCTACGTGAATAGCCACGATATGACCCGACTTAAGCGGATTGCCTCCCCAGTCGGTTGGCTTCGTATCGTCCTCCATTTCCTTTTTCGTTTTGTAGGTTTTTCGGATACGAAGGCTGCCTGCTCAATATTAGCAATGAACTCTAAGCAGTCGGCGAACAGCCCACCCACCTCTTCAGGGGTCACGCTTGCTGTCTGTGTTTTTTCGCGCAAGGCTTTTGCACGGTTCTGAAGGTCGTATATGGTCATAGTGTTATGTCTAATTTGATTGGGCAATTAGCCGGAGTCATACTGTCTTCGGCGGGTTCGAAGACTAAAACATCATTATTGGTAACAACTACCTTTCCTATAGTCTGTCCATGTTGATTTTTTACAGGAAACACAGAACTGTAGATCGAGGGAGGCAGAAGCTGATTCCTGATCCCTAGGATGGCTTTGCTCTTACCATAAACGAACACGCCGTCGGTAGACCAGTTCGTGTTGGTACTAGCAACCTCTATTACGATGCGTGTCTTTCCATTCAGCACTCGAAACTTGAACGAACCGACATAACCATTATAGAACTCCGCTTGTGAATATGTCCACTCGCCATCCTTCACCAATAAGTCGGAGAATAGCGGAATCTCAGTAATATTATAGGCCGAAGCTGCACCGGCTGCTTCGGTAGATATATATGCCTGCTTGTTCTTTCGACAATTGCGTGTCTGCCCGTCAGCGAATATACGTGCATCGCCTTCCGTCTCTCTAACGCATAAGAAGAGAGGTGGATTCTTCATTTCGCTTTCGATAGTCGTATCCGGCCATTCTAATAGCTCGCCATTCTCAACCATTTTCCCTGCGGCTATCCTAACCTCTATCTTGCTGCCCTTTTTCGCAAAGGCGATACTCGGCAACTTGAGCAAGAATACCGGCTCATTAGCTGTGAGCGCACCGAACAGCGCGGCCACTGCCTGGAGCGTATTATCCTGGAGTAGCTGTAGGTCGTTGAGGTTAACGGGCTGGCCGCCCTCGTGGAATTGTAACTTATTCATATTCGTATAGTTTTATGCCGAAACGTCGTCCGGCGGGTTTATAGAAATTCAGCAGGTTGATTATTGTAGTTAGGTAACGCCCTTTGTACAGGTCTTTCTCTTTGTCGAGCGCCGTGCATAGGAAGGTCGGTATATATATAATGAAGTTAGGTGTGTCCGGAACTTCGTCCGGCATATACAGTCGAAATGAAGCGTCGACGAAGACACTCGGCATGTTCTCTTTCTGAAAATATAGGAAGGTGTTATGTGCATTGTTCATGCTCTCCAGGTAGATTTGTCCGTCATTCAGAAAGAACGCGCTATTAAGTACGCGCTCTATATCCTGCACGCTGGCCGTTACGTCGAGTCGACCCGAAGAAGTCAGCCTGTATAATATGAATTGATAATGAAGATACACCAGTGGCTGTATCATAGCCTTGAGCAAAGCCACTAGAACTCTGCTACGCAGAATAGGCGGCAGCAGCTGCACAGCCCATTTGTTGAAATCGGCGTTATACCACATATATAATTGAGTTTTGAAGTCCGACGGCCGAAAAGCTACCACCAACGGCCGTGTAGTTGTTTCCTGATATCTTAGCAAACTCCGCACTGGAGGCGGACTTGTAGAGACAATCGCCCAGCTCAACGTCTACGACCCCCTCTACCGCCTGAATAGCATCCACGAGCTTTGTCTTGTTAAAAGTGCCGCCGTAGGTGATTCCGCGCAGATAGCCATTGATGGCCGCTTCGACGATGCGTACACCGTCACTATTCCGAGTGCCGGAAGTACTGATGACAAGAGGGTCAACCTGGACACTAGCATGCACCTGGAGTTCGTCGGCCGGTAGTGAGTGGATATTCAGAACCACGCCGGCTATTTTTACGCGATTCATATATTGTTCGAATGCTAATCGAACATCAGTTGATAGAGGCGTGGGCAAGCCATCTTCGTCTCCAGATGCGAGTATCTGAATACTCGTTCCACGGTCGCGCACAGCTACGTATTTCACAAGCTGCTTGCTCTCGTCGATGGTGGCATAGCTGAATCTCGAGGTTGCTTTGTCAAAAACGAGAGCATCGCCGTATTGGAAATGCCTGGCCATCTTGTAATACCACGGCACACTGGCCACTATGGCACGGCTTATTTTCTCATCGACGTCCCGACGAAGATGGTCGAACATACTCTCGAGCACATGGCAGCAGGCAGCTACAATGAAGAACAGAATACTCTCAAGACTGACTGTGGAAAAACTATTCTCGAAGGTCGACTCTTCCGTCAGACCGTACTGTTCGCGTATGTGGGCATTCGCCAAGAAGGCGTCTGTCATGCTTTGCTTGATTTTCTGAATGCTGCGTGCCATGATGTTAGCTGAATGATTCGTTGAATACTTCGTTAAAAATGCGGTCGCTCTGGGTGGTATTATCGCGAAGGGTAGCCGGCTGCACCTCGTGAGCCAGGCAGTAGTCTCGCATAACCCGGTTATAGACCCTGTCGTGAAGATGTAACGCCCTGCCGGTGGCCGGAACTTCGGATACGCTCATACCGTTATCTTCGGCCAGCTGCACCACGGCCTCGAGCACACCGTATTCCTGCACAGCGATATCGGCAAGCGTCTGCCCATCTCTTACCACCACTTCCATAACATTCGTGTCTTGTATATAAGGAATACGGCCAGGGTAAGGGTTATAATCCCTGCAAGGCGGAGAATAATGTTCGTTAGGCTTTGAGCGACAGATTTTGAGTCTGTTTTTCGTACCTCGCGAGCCTTGGAATACACTGTACCGTCGTGGGTAACGGTGTTTTTGCTAACCGAGGCATTATCGGTGGACTGATTGCGAATCCGGTCTCGAATATGGTAACGTTCGGTACCGATGATACGCCCTGCAGAGTCTTTGATTATTACGATAGAGTCGCGAATAATTACAGAATCATGCACGGCTGTGAGATGGTGTAGCACAACAGAATCGCGAACAACGAGCGAGTCGCGCCGAAGTACGTTCACTTCACTACTTTGAGTTATGGTTCTCGTAGTGCGGCAGGCCGAGAGGGCCAGTAGAGCAAGAAGTATTATGAGTATATTTTTCATTTTGCGTAACAGTTCTATAGATTGCCCCAATACTCTTTTTTCGCATCAAAGCAGGGACATGCTTTGATGTATTCCGAAGGCTCGATGCGCCCGTTCCCGTTGAGGTCAGGCGAAAAATCGCGGTGCCCTTGGATAATGGCCGAGGGGTACTTTTTGTGAAGCTCCGTAAGCAGTTTTACAAGTGCCTCCTTTTGCGCAGGAGTGCGGTTGTCTACAAGCTTACCATGGATATCGATACCGCCGATATAGGCTACGTTGATAAGTACGCTGTTGTAGCCGCGCACGCCGTTACTTACCAGCTCTTCGGACAGCAGCTGGGTAATGGTTCCGTCGGGAGAGACTACATAATGGTAGCCTGGTTTCCGCCACCCTTTTCGTTTGAACTCTTCTTTGAGTTCGGCCACCGTGACTCGTTGCGAGGAGGCGGTGCAGTGAATAGCGATGTACTTGATTGTTCTCATACGTTTTTCTCCTTTTCTTTTTCTTTGAGCAGGTTGTTAACGTAACCTTTCACGTCGCCCCATTTGCTTTGGATGTAGATGCCCACGCCGAAGATAGAACCGGCGTAAACAAGCGTCTGCGACACATACCACAGTACACTGTCTTTTACTTCTCCGTCGTTGAAGAAGAAGCTAAGGAAGGCCATCAGAACACCACTGGCAAGCAGGGCCATGGCCGAGCCGTACTGAATCCATTCTTTCGTGTTTCTTTGCATTTGTCTTTCTCAATATTGCGCATCGATAAGGATGCTGGTTCTTGTTATTTTGATATTTTCAACTCGCTGACCGTCCATTTCGAGCTGCTCGCGAATGAGCGAGCGCCAATAGAGCATGTCGCCATCAAGCAGCATATCGGTTATTCCGCAGCCTACCGACGGGCGTTCCTTGAGTTCGCCCTTGTGCAGAGCAAGGATAAGTGCCTGGTTCTGCCGAAGCGCGTCACCTACCCGGAGGCCCGACACTATTTTTCCACTCCCATCACGCTGAACGCTGATGGCGGGGGCGAAGTCATTCGTGAGCTGTATACCTTTCATTTATTCAATGTTTTATCGTTTCGTCTTCATAATCGGCCCGCTTGAATTGCCGGGCTTGTTTAAGGGGTGGCCCGGTCGGGCCATGGGTGCCCTGGTGGGTGTGAGTATTCAGTGCTTGCACTAGCTCATTTATCTTTTGTGTGAGTGCTTCGATATTGATAAGTCCACCCAGCTGCCCACCGTTGATAGTAATGCTCTCGACTCGGTCAACGGCCAGAACTACCAGCTCCGTGAGGTCGCCCGAGAGGCTGCCTACTATGACCGCGCTACCAATAGCCGGGATGATGAGCAACTGCTGCTCGTCGACCGCCTCCGAAGCCCGCAGGCGCACGTCCGGAATCGTTATACTACCTATCTCGATGTCGCACAGGTTACCGTTCACTGCGCGAACGATTCCCTGCATCAGGGTGAGCGCGGGGCGTCCGGCAGCCGCTTTTACGAGGTTCGCTAATTCTCTATAATTGTCCATGTTCGTTAGCTCAATCTGAAGCCCAATTCTACTTTCCTGACGCCGCCCGATTCCGAGAACTCGGTAGTAACGCTACGCACATAGTATGTACCGTCCTTGTAAGGGTAGTCGGCATCGTGAAGCGTTGCCGTGTCGCCCGGTACGCATTCAGGAATAAGCCAAGTCGTTATACTTCCGTCGTAACCATCGAAGCTACGACGGCGCACCTCGGCTTCGCCGCGGGCTTTCATCGAGGCATTGTCTGAAGCGTGGCATTTCACTTCCACCTTTTCGCCGCCAGTGCTACCGGTTTCGTATTCCTTAACAGTGCCGTCGGGCATGATTGCTTTTACCACCACGCGCACTTTCTTATCTTCAGCCCGCCGATAGGTGAGGTCGGCATCTTCAATATTGAGGGCAAAGTCGTAACGCCTTTCACGGCCTGTTACCTCGCCCGGCGGATGGATGTGCAGCACGCTGCCTTTGAGGTAGATATCGGCGGCGCATTCTTCCTGTACTTTCTTCAAAACATCGTAGCCTGTAGCATCGTGAATTACGAACTTTGCGTAAGCCCACGTATAAGAGCATTTTACCTTGAATGGTTTACCGATGCCTTTGATAACGCGCTCAAGTAGCGCCGCCAGCGATATCTTCTTCAACACGGCGTTCGGAATATTCTTCCGGAACTGGAAAAGGTCATCTTCACAGAAGAGTTTGATATCGCCGCCGTCGGTAGAGATGCGCTGCAGCCACCCGCGGAACTCTTCCCGAATACCTGTTTCCTTATACCCGAACTTCACCACGACACGGTCACCGCGCTTGATTTTGCTTTCCACATCGAGCGCAACGTTAAGCTGCGCTGCCGGAAGGGTGATTTCACAGGTGTCGGCAAGCAGCTCAACACTTTTGTGAATACTAACCGAGTCGAGCATACCGAGACGGAACCTGCCGACGCTAATGTCGTATATCATTGTGTACATATTCTATGACTTATCGAGCAGCAGCTTATAGATGTCGTCACTGTAAGCCGTAATGGTGTATTCCTGATTTGCCTGTCCGGCGGTAAAGGGTATATCCCAATCTTCTATGACTATTCGTGAGATACCGAAAACTTCGAGTAACGGCGAGAGAGCTATGACAGAAGCGGCTTCGCAGAAGTTCTTAAGCCGAGTAACATCGGCGGTGGGGTATTTTCCGTCAGCTCCGATGAGTACGCCTTCGATGTTGATTTCGTAGTCATCTTGTGCCCAGCGCTCTTTGATGCTACCACGGATACGGCCTTTATTAACCTGACGACGTTTGATGATGTGCTGTCCGGTTAGACTTATCATCGGTTCGAGTGGCAGGAGCCATTCTTCAGCGCCTGCTTCTTCGAGCTTCAGGGTGAGCGGCATGGTCATCGGGATGCCCAGAGCATTGGTACGCACCATATCCTCGAGTTCGTCGTCAGCCATGGCCCGGATGGAGTCGTAGTCTTCGCTCGGCACCCGGGTTATGTCGGTGTCGTTGAACTGCCAGTAGGGCGGTATCTTTCCGCCTATTACGTTAAAGGCAATATTCTCAAGCGCAAAGCGCCCTATTGTTCTTACTGGGTTCATCCTCTGTCCGTACTGGTTGCTATTGCGAGCGCGCGGTTCATACACTGAACCACCAGACGCTCTAGTTCTGCGGTGTCGGTCTTATCGTTCATATGTACATGTAGTGTATCGAAGAACTTTCCGATGCGCATGTGGATAGAGGTGTTACGCGTGCCACCGGTTGCGATATCCTCGGCCGATTTGCGCCCTTTTTTCTTCTTTTTCTTCTTTTTCTTCTTGTCCTTTTTCTTCTTCGGGTCGCCGAAAACGACTTTCTCGGCAGCTGCGGTTCCGGGCGATTCGTCTGAAGAAGTAGAACCGCCTTTCTTCGTTGCGTTCTTCTTATTGTCTTTCGCTCGCTCTGCTGTGAGGGTTTTGCTAAAAGCATCGGGTACGCCGCGTACGGCATCGATACTCTGCATAACCAGCCCTTTGGTTGAGCCGATACCGGATAGCTGTTTCATTCCGCCGGCAAAATCTTTGGCGGCTCCCGTAAAATCGCCGGCGAAGAGCTTATGCAGCGCGCTACCTACGAGACCTATACCAGTGAGCAACTCGCGAATACGAGCAATGACATAGTTCTTAATGATGTTAGCGAACACTATCATAGTGCTGCTCGCGGTGAGGATAACAGCGCGGAAGCCGGCGTACTTGTTCCAGCATACGACGATGATCGCGATGAGGGCAGCGATGGCTACGATGATGATTCCGATAGGGTTTGCAGTCAGAGCTATGTTGAGTAACCACTGCACGCCCGTCCATATTTTTGTTGCAACCGTTACTACAGTCATGATAGCGTGGTATGCCGCTAAGGCTATTGAGTAGGCTTTGCACACGGCCATCACCGTACCGATAACTGCGGCTAAGGCAAGGAACTCTTCCTTGTATTTGATAACGAACTTGATACCGTCCCCTATCAGCTTGAAAAGGACTTTTATTTTTTCAAAAATCTTCGGAACTGCTTTCGTTATCAAGTCAACCACTTCAGCGATAGGTGAATTGACGTCTTCATAAAGCCCTATCATACCCTCCTGGATTGTATCTAAAAGAGTACTCCATTTGCCGGATAGTGTCTGACTCTGAGCCTCCATCATGCCGTGGAACTTTCCGCCGGCCCCCGTGGCGTGCTTGATAGCCTGCTCTACGTTATAGGCGGTTATCTGACCGTCAGACATCTTTTGTTTCAGTACGTCTACGGAAATACCTGTCATCTCTGAGAGCTCCTGAACAGGGTTGAAACCCGCGCTAATGAACTGCTGCAGATCCTGTCCCATAAGATAACCTGTACTGGAAACCTGTCCCATCACAAGAGAGAGAGAGGATAGTTTGTTCTTGTCACCGCCAGATATATCCCCTAACTGTTTAAGCAAGGGTAATACTTTGTTCGTCTCGATGCCGAAATTCAACATCATCTGAGCACTCTTCGTGAGATCCATTTTGCCAAAAGGCGAGTTCGATGCGAAATCGGTTATCTCTTTGAGCATGGCGCCCGCCTTCTCCTCACTACCTACCAGCGTCTTAAAGGCTACATTAGTGCTCTCCGCTTCTGCGCCTAGCTTAACAACTGCCCCTATACCAGCTCCGATCATGGTATAGGGGTTCATAAGGAACTGCATGCCGGGGATCGACATGAGTGCGCCTTTGAAGCCCTGAAACGAAAACGCATTGCGCAGACCGCGACCAGCAATAGATGCCTTTCTACTGATTGCATCTAATTGCTGTTCGGTCTGCCGTGCGACGGAGATAACATTCCCTCCATCAGCCTGCATTTTTATCAGAAACTTCAAAATATTATCCATGATTGGCCTTCGCTTCGAGCTCTCGGATTTCTAAAAGATGAGCGTACTTCTGTGCCCAAACTTCGTCCGGAAGCACATCCGGATTGATGCACAGGTAATACTGCATCAGGGTGTCGAAGAAGAGGATGTCGTATCCGTCGGAGACGTCGACATCGGCATCCTCTAGAGCTTTTTTATTTCAGCCTCCTTGACTTCGAGAACTACCTGCATTTTCTGAATAACCGCCATGAACAGCGAGTCATCCGTACGGAGCTCTTCATCGCCGACTATCCATAGAGCGTTCAGCATTGCTTCGCTCATCTTCACAGGGTCGCTCACCGCGGAGGCGAACGATAGGTCTTTTCGGGTCGGCTTGTGCAAAACACAGCTTTTACCTTCAACACTAATCTCGAATATCTCGCCGTGCTTCTTCTTCCACTCGGCTATCTGTTCTTTTGTTATTTTCATGATGTCTATCTGTTAATGTTATCTTTCAAACCCAGGAAGATGAACGGCAAAGTTTTCTCCTGGAACTTATCACCCTGCTTCCACTCTGTGTTGTCTTCGGTGAACTCTACGCCGACGAGCAAATCTTGAGTGATAGCGTCGCCGTTCGACGGATTTCCATAAGACACAACGATATTCGTGGATATGTTTAGAATATCGCCGTGAGAGGCTTTTCGCAGGGCCTCGTATTCACTTTGCAGCAGCGTTATCTCGCCACTGTAGTCGTAGTTTCCATGCTGCATGGCGTGAGGTTTATTGCCCTTACCATAGATGGCTTCTTTCTCGCGTTTGGTGTTATATTTGATGCCGCGCAGTCCAGTTATTACTCGTCCAGCTAGTACGACATCGACGTCTGCCCATTCGTATTCTCTAGTGTTAAACATGATGGATTCTCCTTATTCTGCTTTGTTATTTACTTGAAAACCCAGAGCAACATCTATGTAGCGCGCATAACCGAACGGCCGAACCTTCAGAACAATGTTTACCCGCGAAGTCGACAGAACGTTTTGAGTCGGGTCGATATAAGCCTTACAGCCGCCCGAGCCATTAGCATCGGCGGACAGTTCGCCCGCAGCCGTCATAGTGCGGTTGACGGCATCTTCGATTGTCTGCTGCCACGACATTATAATGCCCTGCAGCATAGTACCATCTTCATTCAGACTCATCTCATCGAGCATGAAATCGAGCAGCGCCTGATAGGCTATACGGTAAGCCTTGTCGATCGTACGCCGGCGTGTGAGCTGTGCGTAATCGTCAGTGGGGTTGCATACCAGCTGGTCTTCCACAAAGAAGTAGCCGCTCTTGCCGACGTACTTCCTCGGCGTAATATAGCGCGCGTCGTAGAGGTCGCTGATTGCTTCCACGCTCTCCTCGACTGGCTTTTCACCGAGGAACATTTCGAGCGGCTTGAGCGCTCCATTCTTCACCCGGGCCAGGTTACGCTGCACCGGGAGCATGGCAAGTCGACCGGCCATCACACCGACAGCTGCACCTTCAGACGCCTTTACGGTATCGCCAATGAGTACCCCGACGCGATTGTACGTTTCCTTGCTCAGGTCTTTGACTGCTCCGCCCTTATAGCCGCGGCCTTCGAGGATGACGAAGAGCGGAGCATATAGCGTTGTGGTGGCCCACTCGGCCAGCTGCTGCGCTTTAGGCAGGGCTGTGAACAGGTCGTTATCCAAACCATTGGTCGTTACTGTAGCCTCGCGGCCGTCACCGGCTACGAAGATGCCGCGTAGCGCCCCGTTAGTTATGATGATGAGCTCTTTGATAGCGCCCGAGTCCTTATCGCACAGCTCCGTAAAGGTCTTCGCCTTGTCGACGGGGAAGATAACGAGCTTCGTACCCTCCTCGGCTTCGGTATAGAACTCCTGAACGTGCTTATAGAGACGTGGGTTATTGTCTTTTGTTACGCCGAGTTTTTCGAGTGAGTCTAGCGACTGTAACGTGTAGGCCTTGCCTAGCTCGAGCGTCTTAGTAACAGCCTTTGCGCCACACACAAGGGCGAAGAGCCCGTCGGGACTTTCGCCGACGGTGCCCAGCTGGCCATTAAGAAACTGTATTTTTATTCTTGGTAACATAAGCGTGCCTCCTTACTTCGCTGCTTCTGCAAGCAGATACACGCCCTTCTTGTCATAGCGGCGAACCGAGCCTCCCGTGCGTAGCAGGAAGGAATAGATATCGCCGTAATAGAGCGGGTTGTTTGTCGAATCGAACATTTTTACCTCGCCCAGGGCGCGGCTCACAGACTGCTCCTGCCATGCCAGGGCAGCGGCCAATTCGCCGGCAACGGCGTCTTCGTCCCACGGCAGCAATGACTTGTCGTTCTTCACACGAAGAACCTTGCTGCGCTTCATGACATTCAGTCCCCACAGGTTGCCCACGATGCCCTTTTGCGCATTTGCCGAGTTTTGAAGCATCCACTTGTCACTTTCTGTAAGGTCGGCCAGAAGGTCGGCGTACATGTACGCATCGAGCAGAATGTAGCGACCAGCTTCGGGTACGTTGTCGGCATCCATGCGCGTCATGATTGCCAGCAGATCTTTCTTGGTGATGCACTTGCGTTTACCGGTGGCAGTCTCCGAGGTGTGTGCAGCACATTCGACGGTGCCGGTGGTCAGCAGCACGTTGGTTGCGGGTACTCCAGCACCCCAACACTCGAGCAGGAGCTCATGCGCTTCGGTCTGCAACTGAGTACGGTCGTTGCTGATGATGGAGCTGCGCTTGTCGTAGCTGAGTTCCACCGTGTCAATGTCCGGAATGTAAATCGGATCGGTGGTTAACTCGTCGATAACGTACTCGAGGTCATTGTCCGTGCGGGTGTTGACTGTCGCAGGCTTTGCCGTGCGGTTCTTCTTCACGTTTGAAGGCTTTCCCGCATTCGGGATAATGACCTTCTTTGCCTTTACGTAGACAGAATCGTCTACAGATTTCGATGCAAAACTGTTGTCGGGGTAGAAGTTCTCTACCAAGGTGTTCTGCCAAATACTGATGTTTAATGCCATTTTTCTTCTATTTTCTTTTCGTTCAAATACTGTTAAATGAGTGTATTACTACTCCTTATAGTCGACGCCGAACGCCTCCTTATACTTCGCCTTGAACAGGGAGAAGTCGGCGTTACGAAGCTCCGCCAGCTTCCCTGCCTTGTCGATCTCGTCCCACGACTTTTTAGCGAAATTCATCGGGGAAATAGTGCCGCCGCCTTCGTCCTGATACACGTCTGTAGCACGACGAGTGGGCTGGGGCTTCATACTGTTGATAAGAGCCTCCGTGTTCTTGCGGTCACTTTTCATAAGCGCCACAAACTGTGCTTTCTGCTCGTTAGTGATACGCTTTTCGGCTATAGCCTTGTCGACGAAGGCCTCTATTTCCTTCTCAGCTATCGCTTCGAGCTTCTCCTTGTATGAAGCGACCGTCTTTTCCAAAGCGTCGACTTTCGTCGCTTTGTTCTCAAGCTCGCGGATATGCGCGAGCACTGCGCCCTCGCTTGTCATATTAGCAAACGACGGCATACCTTTTACTGAATCGAGTAAATTCATTCCTTTTTGCTTTTGTGGCTGCCAGTGCGTCTGCAGCCGGTTATTAAAATATGTGTAAATCTCGTCTGATGTGGTGGCTTCTACAGGCTCGTCATCCATATCGTAGATGCCGTCAATCAGTTTCATTTCGAGGGCTTCCTTTGCAGATAGCCAGTGGTCTTTTTCGTCGAAATACTTTTCTAGAATTGCCGACGTGGTCATACCGCAGCGCCCGGCTATCATCGCAGCCAGGTTTTTCTGCAAGTCTTCCATTTGCTCAGCCGTCTCGCGAAGGGCTGAAGCGTTGCCCCAGGTGCCGCCGCTCACTGCATGTAGCATGAGTTTGGCGTAGGGCGACATATAGAGGGGTTTTCCGCACAAGGCAATCACCCCAGCGATGCTGGCGGCCACGCCGTCGACATATATAGTGATGTCGGCCTTGCTCGAGCGCAGGGCGTTATATATAGCTATACCGCTAAACACGTCGCCGCCGCAGCTGTTTATACGAACGTCTATCTTCCTGTAGCTTGCCGCAAGGGACATGAGCTCGGACACTACACGCGCACTGTCTACACGCTGACCGTCGCCCACATCACCATAGAGCAGAATAGCTACTTCGCCGTTCTCGGAGGGTATTGTATTGAAAAATTTCTTTTGCATTTTGTCAGATTTTGGAGCAAAAGTATGAGGGGCCACTTTCGCTACAAAATGACGAAAACGCTATCGCGATTCGTTTGTATATCATTACAATTCAGTCATATATAGAAAAACGCTTGCTTTCACAATCGCCCCGAAGACGGGAACTTTGCGACTATAGAAAATGACAAAATGGCAAAAACGAATATTGACAAAAAAGGCATAGCCAAATCACTATACCTAGATGGAAACTACACCCAGGAGGAGATCGCCGATAAGGTCGGTACCACTCGGCAGACTGTGGCTCGCTGGATAAAAGACGGGAGTTGGGACAGCATAAAGGCTTCAGTGGCTATTACCCCCGCGCAAATCATAGCGCAATGGAACAGGCAGATTATCGAAGTGAACAACGCTATAGCCGGGCGCGAAGAGGGGAAGCGATTCGCAACGCCCGCCGAAGCGGACGCACTGGCAAAGCTCGCCGGCGCAATCAACAAGCTGCAGAACGACATAGGCGTGTCCGACTGTGTGTCGGTGGCCATGCGGTTCCTGTCGTGGCTACGCCCACTCGATATCGAGGCGGCGAAGCAGTTCAATAACCTCTTCGACGCTTTTATCAAAGACCAAACAACTCGTAACTGATGGCAAAACAGACTGACAAACAGGCGCTGGAGTTGTGGCTCCGGTTCCACGAGGGATTAGCGAAAGACGTCCCGGTAGACGAGAGCCTGACCCGGCGGGATATCGAAAAGAAACGAGCAGAGTTGGAGAAAGACCCTGTAGAGTGGATTCTGTACTTCTTTCCTGCCTACGCGAAATATGAGTTCGCACCATTTCAGATAAAGGCTATACGTCGCATTGTAGCTAATGATGACTGGTTCGAGGTTCTCTCGTGGTGCCGCGAGCTGGCGAAGTCTACTGTAGCTATGTTCGTAATCATGTATTTGATTATGACAAAGCGTAAGCGCTTCGTAGTGCTCGCTTCGGCAACCATTGATGCTGCCGAACGTTTGCTCACTCCCTACAAAATCAATTTCGAGAAGAACCCACGCTTGCTGCAGTTCTACGGAAAGCAAGCTACTATAGGTGCGTGGACTGATAGAGAGTTTACATGTGCATGCGGCGCGAAGTTCATTGCCCTGGGTGCCGGTTCTGCGCCACGTGGTATGCGTAATGAGAATATTCGTCCGGACATAATCTACTTTGATGACTACGACACTGACGAAGACTGTCGCAACCCTATAACACTCGATAAGAAGTGGCAGTGGGCCGAGCAAGCTCTTTACCCGACCCAGTCGATATCCGAGCCCACTCTGACCCTATGGTGCGGGAATATCATTGCGAAGGACTGTTGCATAACCCGCGCCGGAGAGAAAGCCTACCACTGGGATATTGTGAATATTCGGGACAAGAATGGCAAAAGCACTTGGCCGCAGAAGAACACAGAAGAACAGATAGACCGAACGCTCTCAAAGATTTCTGCGCGAGCACAACAGGCTGAATATTTCAATAACCCAATCTCCGAGGGGAAGATTTTTAAAAACTTGCCTTTCGGCAAAGTACCTTCATTGAAAAAATTCCGGTTCCTAATCGGGTATGGTGACCCTGCATACTCAAACAGTAAGAAGAAAGGGAGCTCCACAAAAGCGCTGTGGCTTATCGGTAAACACAAAGGCATCTACTATATCATAAAAGGCTTCCTGGCGCATGAGACTAACGCGAACTTCATCGGTTGGTACTTTGAGCTTGATAAATACGTCGGCGGTCAAACTAACGTCTATTGGTACATCGAAAACAATAAGCTGCAAGATCCCTTTTATCAGCAGGTGTTCAAGCCGCTATTGCGCGACGAATGTACAAAACGTGGAAAGCAGCTGTTTATCCGTGAGGATACGCGCAAGAAGACCGACAAGGCTACGCGTATCGAGGCGAACCTCGAGCCGCTTGACCGGCTCGGCGCGTGGGTCTTTAACGAAGAGGAGAAAGATAACCCGCACATGCAGGAGCTTATCAACCAGTTCAAGCTCTTCGAGCTTACGCTGCCTTACCCCGCCGACGGCCCGGACGCCGTGGAGGGAGGGGCGACTATGGTAGATAGTAAAACCGGCGAACTCGAGCCCATATACACCGTGAGCCTTAGTGACATGAATCAGGATAACCAATATATACTATAGCATTATGCAGAATTTTATAGAACTGACCGACTACGATGCAAGCATCCACAAGGAGATACTCGACTCCCTGCTTCGCCAGGGAACTACCGATTATGACCCGCAGATAGTCGAAATATGCGAAGACAGAGCCGTAAGCGAGATGCGCTCGTATCTCAACAAGAAGTACGACTGTAACGCCATATTCTCCGCCCATGGGGATGAGAGGCACGCGCTCGTCCTGATGTTCGCTGTCGACATCGCTATATATCATATTTTTTGCCAACATAACCCATACAAGATTTCAAAAATACGGCAGGACAGATACGACCGGGCCGTAGAGTGGCTCAAAGGGGTTATGAGGGGGAATGTTACTATCGACGGCGCACCCCTGCTGCCGGCCGGCAACTTAGAAGAAAACTCGCAGTGGCAGATCAAGGCCGACGAAGTGCGACCGGTACTGGGTTAATTCTAAACACGAAACGAAAAAACAGAACTCGAAATGAAAAATCTAAAAAATAGAAAAGAAAAAAATCGACATATAGTACAGGGTGGCCTGCTTAACTCACCGGGTGAACGACAGCCGGATGTAGTTCTGCAGATGCCGGAAATATTCCATTTTAACCTGCAGCATTATATGAATGCTGTTACTGCGGCGAAGGGTATAGACTTCAGTTACCGTGTGCAGCTCTACGACATGTACGAGAGTGCGACCTTAGACCTGCATCTTGCCGGGGTGATGGCAAAACGTCTGCGAGGCGTTACGCGCATTCCGGTGGAGTTCCAGCGCAACGGTGAACCGGACGAAGTTATCAACAAGCAACTGCGCTCGCCCTGGTTTAAGGAACTCCGAAAGGAACTCATCCTCTCCGAGTTCTGGGGCTTTACTCTCGTCCAGTTCAACGTAGGGGACGATGGAAATATACACTTCGACTCTATCAACCGTAAGCACTACGACCCTGTGCGAGGCATGCTGCTGCGTTACCAGGGCGACCTGGCAGGAGTGCCTATAGAGGAATTTCCGAACATGCTGTTCGTGGGCAGTGCACGCGGCCTGGGTATCTTTGCCGAGATCCTTCCGGCGGTTCTATACAAGAAAGGAGACATGGGCGACTGGGCGCGGTTCTGCAACATCTTCGGTATGCCGATTCGCGAGTACACCTACGACGCGGGCGACGAAGAAGCACGGAAGGCGCTCATTCGCGAGGCACGTGCACAAGGCACAAATGCCGTGTATATACATCCGAAAGAGAGCGAGCTAAAACTCCTCGAAGCTGCGAATAAGACGGGCACGAGCGACTTGTACAAAACGTTCGCCGATTACTGGGACAGTAAGATAAGCATTCGAGTGCTGGGCAATACGCTCACCACTGATGCGAAAGAGAAGGGCACACAGGCCCTGGGAACTGTGCACAAGGAGGAGGAGAACGATATGAACGACGACGACCGCGATTTCATTCTCGATATCCTCAATTATCAGATGCGCGATATCTTCGCCGCACTGGGCTTCAACGTAGAGGGCGGAGAGTTCGTTTATGCAAAAAAGGATAAGGTCGACACAGCCCTGCAGATAGACATTGTGCAAAAATGCGCTAACATGGGCCTGCCTATCGATGATGATTACCTGTATGAGACGTTTGGTATCACGCGCCCGGAGAACTACGATGAGCTTAAAGCGAAGAAGGAAGAGGAGAGGGCCTCTATTCGCGCTCAACTTGAGCAAGCGCAGCAGACAGGTGACGAACCACCTGTTAAGCCTGCCCCCGACCCCAGGCCTGTAGCACTCAGTAACGCCCTACGCCGTTTTTTTGGCCTGGCCCCGTTTTCGAGCGGGGCGAACCACAACCCCTAATCGATTCGCTCTATTACGCCCCAGGGCAGTGTACATGCCACGGGCATATCCGTAACGCAGGTTCCGGAGTGTCTTTCCCTGCCGGAGTTATGGATGACTTTCTGCATAAGGTGTACGACGGCTTCGATACCTCAAATGAAATAGAGCCGCGCATGTGGCGCGAATTGTTGCGTACAATGAATGAAGCGGCGGCACAAGGGCTCGCTGAAGGGCAGTATCAGCCGAAGCATAACGATGCGTTCCTACATGCCATGCGCCACGGTAACGAGGTGTTTTCTGCGTTCAAGGTGCATGCTATGGGCGAGGCTATGGCGGTGAAGCTGCATGATTCGAACGGTAATCTAAAATCATTTGAACAATGGGTGAATGATGTTCAAGACATCTCATCGCACCACGTCGGAGCATGGTTACGCACAGAGTATGACACAGCCGTGCTGCGCGCTCACGCGGCGGCCGACTGGCAGGAGTTCGTCGCAAATAAGGATATCATGCCTAATCTGCGTTGGATGCCAACAACGTCGCCGAACGCTGACGCGTCACATAAGGCGTATTGGGAAGCCGGGCTTACCCTGCCCGTAGATCATCCGTTTTGGGCTGCACATCACCCGCAGGACAGGTGGAACTGTAAGTGCTCGCTCGAGGCGACTGACGAACCTGTAACGCCCGCGCCGGTCGTGGAGGATATACCTAAACCGCAAGCGCAGCGAGGGCTCGACAATAATCCGGGCCAGGATGGGCATCTTTTCAATGATTCACACCCGTACTTTCCGGATAAGTGCGCTAACTGCCCGTTCTATAAGCCGGGGGTGAGGGGAAGGCTAAAGGCGGCGTTTTGGAATCATAAAAAGAACTGCTTCGGGTGCGAGTATATAAATAACGTCTTGCCGTCCTCTATAAAGAAAGATATTTCAACCTACGGCGAAAAGCTATGGGAACATACCTACAAGGCTGAAAAGGGTTTTGTCGTAACACAAAAAGAACGAATAGAAGAATCTCGAAAGAGTAAGCAAGAACGTGAGAAATACATGAAAGAAAAGGAAATGTGCAAAGTTCTTGCAGACAACGGGCACTTTATAGAGCATTTAGCTGATGTCGGTAGGCCTAGAGGTAAAACATACGATATTACAATCGATGGAACAGCTGCAGACCTTAAACGCATCGATGGCGGCCCGGGTAACATCGTTAAATACGTAAAAAAGGCTTTGACAAAACAAGGTGGAGAGGCAGTGGTCTTACAGCTACCTTCACATAAACAGGAGTACTATAAAGCGATGAACGAGGCTAAGCGTAAGTACAATGGGCGAATCTTATTTTACTTTCCAGACGACCAGGTACTCAGAGAAATAAAATAAGGCCGCTGAAAAGCGACCTTGTGGCGGTACAGGATTATTAATCCTGTCCCTACATCAGTTTGTGATGCATTGCAAATATACAACATTCTTTCTTACAAAATATTTTTATCAAGATTTTCATCATGGACTCTCGACAAATAGCCAGCATAATTCTTCGTGCTCCGAAAGAGGTAGCGCGTGCTCTAAGCGACGAGCTGCCCCGTAAGGCGGCCATCATATCGAAGAATCATTTCCGACAAAACTTCCGCGAGAGTGGCTTTGTGGATGGCGGCCTACGCCCATGGAAGCGAACCCGGCGCCAGGAGACTGGAGATGACCGAGGCCCGCTCACCTCTCGACGCAATCACCTAATGAATAGTATCGACGCCGTGCCTGCGCCAGGGCAGGTTATAGTAACGAACCCCGTGCCATATGCAGCTATTCACAACGAGGGAGGAACGGTGAATACTCACCCCACCGTTACGCCGAAAATGCGCAAAATGGCGTGGGCGAAGGTGTATTCTCTCGCCGGTGTACGCGGTAAAGGCAAGCTGCCGAAGAACCTACCGGAAGTCGCCGAAAAGTGGCGAGCGCTGGCCCTGACAAAGAAGACGAAGCTCAACATAACAGCGCGTATTCCGAAACGACAGTTCATCGGCTCAAGCGCGGAACTGCGCGAAAAGATAAACAATATCATCACCGACAAACTAACACAGATAAGCAATGGAATCACTTCTCGTTAATCTCATTAATCGAATCGCCCAGGAATTACCATGGGCACGCACCGTGGACGAAGACTACGGGCAGCTAGAAGCTCTCGACAACGAGGATACAGATATGTACCCGCTCACCTTTCCGGCTGTCCTCATAGACTTGCCGGGCACAGATTGGAGCGACACCGGCCGCTGGGGGCAGCGCGGGACATGTGAGGTGCGTGTACGACTCCTCCTCGACTGCTACGACGATACGCATGCCGGCAGTCAGACCGTAGATCGCATCATGGAGCGCGAGGAGAAAAGAAAAGCCCTGCACGCATTGTTGCAGGGCTATAGGGCTAATGAGGAAGGGGCTCTAGTGCGTACCAGCTCGAAGTTCTTCACATTCAATCACGGCATCAAAGTATACGAGGCGACTTACACTTGTGCGACGTCGGAGTCTACTCGGGAAACAGTGATAGCTGGGAAGCCGACGATCTCGATTGACGCGAGGTTCTGAAGCCGAAGTAACGGCTCTTCTTTACAATGTGCCCATCGACCGTCGCACCTTCCATAATCATGCGCTTAACTATGCGCAGTGTGGTTGCCTCGCTTAAGAAAAACTCTTCATAGGCCAGCTTATGGATAGTGTCATCGAAGCGCAGACGCTGCACCTCCGACCAATAGTAATAACGCTCGAATAGCTTCTTGTCGCGCTCATTAATTAGTTCTTTGTTTCTTCCCTTTTTCGACATTTTTCTCCCCGTTGATGTAAGACAGTGTGCGTGAATATTTCACACGCGGTTGATAATGTGCAAAATTACAAAAAATCCCTGTAAACATATTGCTTACAGGGACTTCTAATTGTATTATACTTTTATGCAACATTCACGCCGCAGCAGTCTTTTAAGATAGCTTTCAACATCCATACCATGTTGTAGAGGTTATCGCTATCCTTCTGGGCGATACAGCTATCAGCGGCAAGTGCCCTGTTGTATAACTGTATGCTGTCAAGCAACGCTTGTACCATATCAGTAGCATAGCCAGATTCAAGCATATTGAATAGTTCCGAGTATTTAGCCATGACTCTACTACTCTGAGAAATTCAACGTCAGTTCTTTACCGCTCTCTACTTTCTTACTGGCACTTAAAAGAAGTTGTACGCCCAGCAACGTCGTGAACCATCCTGGATTCGTCATACCGAAGAGTAGAATCTTTTGAGTAATGTTACACTTAGCGCTCAGTCGACGAACGCTCTGTGAACTCTCTGTGCGGCTACCAATGCACCGGAACACATCGTTGATGCTATACCACTTCACGCCCTCGCTCTCTACCATGCGGACTTCGCCACCCATAAACTTAAAACTCTCGTAGGGGACATCACGCAGGTCAAGAAAGCCACCGGCCATCCGGCTTTTCATCGTTTCATACCTGCCTGTCTTTCTGATGGTCGGCAATACTTCGCCCGTTACCCATTTGCGGAACTTCTTGGCCTCGGGTTTGCGGCTCTGGAAGATTAAATGATATAGGCCGGACTCATTGGTTGCAGTAAACTGTTGTTTGCCACCAAGGGTGTCCACTAATACCGACCCCCTTTCGTCTTCATCAAGTCTTGATATTGCATCACGGTGCTTTTCAATACCAAGAACTTGGCACACGTCTTTAGCCACGAACCAAGGTTCGTTGTTAATCACTTGTACACGGATAGGTGTACTTTCCTTCTCATTGAAGTTGAATACTTGCAAGCCCGTAGCTTGCGCACTGTTGTTGTTTAACATAACTGATAAATTTTGAACATTGGCGGTTTAAAAAACGGTGCGCCACTTCCCGCTGTTCAAGTCTTATCAGATGACCGACACAGCCATTACAACTGTATCACGGGGTTAGCGCGCCGATATAGTATGATGTTTCACACTTGGGCATAAAAAATGCCCGTATGCAGCGCACCGGACGAACCTAATCGCCATCTGATTAAAACTTGAACGCTGCAAAGATATATTCTTTTTATAAACCGCCAACTCTTTGGCGAAAATTATACTAACTTCTAAATCGTGCTTAACTTTCGGTCATTCCTAACGGAATACTCCGCCAAGCGCCGTTAAGGTCTTTTAGCTCGGCCTTAATGAATTGCTTGCTCACCTCAGGCTGATAGCTTTCTTCTATGATGCGCACACCTTCTAAGAACCGCTCGTTGCCCGTCTCTTCGGCTACTCTTCGCAGTTGAACGATGCGTGAAGCCTTGAGCGTGCCTTTAGCATCACGAGAGAGCAGGCGCAGAACCATTCTTACTAACGACTTCGTTTTCTCGTCTTTTGCCAGGCTTTCGATGTACTCTTTTACGATAGCGATGCCGTCCTCGACAGTGTCGCGATAGCCGTCCGTAACATACACACCAAGAATGATGCGCTTCGTGCCTGAGCTGTTGGTGAACGTGTGACTGCGCTGATTGTCGGGCATGTTGGTCTTTATTAGGCTCTTCTTAAGCTCGATAATAGCCTTAAAGTTGTCCAAAACTTTCTGTTTACTGTCCGAGATAATTTTGCTGGTAGCCTGCAGTATAGGCAGGCTATTTTCCAGTTCCTCATCTACCATCTGCTTGTACATTTCGCGGTCGGCGCGTGCCTTTGCTTCTGCCTCGCGAGCCTTTTCCACTTTCCTGAAAGCCTCGAACCGGGCTTTCTCGTCGGCTGTCATTTCAACAGCCACCATTGTCTTTTCTTCCATTGTTCTTTATTTTGTTAAATGAATTATTCATATTTATGAACACGAACGACACCTCGCCGGGTCTTTCTTTGTCTTCGTGTTGCTTGATTCCGCCCTTACGGTGAATGATGCGCAGCTTCGTGGCGAGTTGCTCGAGTTCTTCTATGCTGAGTTTACAGAATAGTTTTCCCGCGATGCGCGGCTCGAGGCAGAAGGCATCCACCCGCCCCCAGTCGGTGGTGTCGATGTCCAGCTGCTGCATCAGGTTTAATGCAACACTGCGACGGGTTCTGAGTTCGTCTCTTAACGCCCTGCGTACTTCATCGTAGCCGGTTGCCCGCTCCATGTCGTCGCACAGGGCGCGATATTCGGCTGCGGTGAGCTCGCGAAGGCTGTCCGTGCGGCCGCCTGTGTAATTATATACCAGCGCTTTTCTGTCAGCGCCCGGTAAGAGCTTTAGTAGCGTGAAGAACCGGGAAAAGTTTCTAATATCGTTACTCATATTTTTTCTGCCTTTTTTTGATTAAAATAGACTCAATTGGTCACCACGTTGACGGACAATCTCTAACCAACACCCTGGAGTGTTTATAATCTGCAGACTTATCGGATCTATGTAGTCGAACACGAAAGGGCCTTTATTACTGATTTTGTCTCGAGGTTGCACTAATATTGCCCGAATATGGTAATGCTCCCTCGTAGACGTTTTAGGAAGATCTGTTAACCATGTCGAGCGAGAGCACTTGCAATTATCAATCATATTAACCACCTGATATACCCGTCCTTCGTAGTATTCTTCGCGTCCTCTCCAGTGTACTTTGAACTTGTCGCCAGGGTGAATCATTTCCGCCGCCTCCCACTACTCCACATTATTGTTATCATAGCGTCGAGAACACCGCTACCCTTACATACTGGGCACTTCTTCTCTATGCAGTCACCTGGGAGATATACGTCGCGGTCATATAGAACTCCCTCCCCATCGCAGTACTCGCAGGGGTGTCCCTTGCTTTCGACATGGCAAATCATATTACCTCCGGGAGTCATTTTTTCGGGGTGTATCTCTATAAAACGTCTCTCTCTAATCATACCTGTTGTTTTCTTTTCCCATTGTTACTGTTATTTTTGAATATAGTATACTTGCAAAAGTCTGCCGTTACGCTTGATGATCAGGCGTGTTTCGCCGTCTTCAGTCTGCAGGTCGGCCGTCACCTCGCTTCTTACCTTTATGTCCTTTCGTTCATAGGTGCTTCGAATAAAAGCGTTCACTAAGTCATACAACGCCATCCACTCCTCAGGCTTATCCTCCATGCCGCACAGCGCATATCGCTGGCTGATTTCCATCTGTAACTTCAATAACCACATGGGTTTGTCGTTTGGCGTCATCGAATAGTATCGCAGCTGTTCCATATTTTTATCCTTTTCTACAAAAAGTATCTCTACTCATTCTACACCTACGTTTCCTCTTCACAAGCCTCTATATAACGATTTGTCGCATAGCAGAGCTCCAGCCTAAAATCGAGCAGCCATTGTCTGCATTCTTCTTTCGAGTGTCCTATTAGACGAACTTCTATTTCGTCTACTATCTGTCTTAATAATTCTTCCATCTTCTATCTGTTTTTTCGTTTTCATTCTTTCTCAATTCGGTAATTAATGCGTCTGCATATTCAACCGACCATTGAGCAATTTCTCCAACAGTGTTATATGACTTCTCGAGACCATATATAAAAACTTCTTTAGCGACCTCAAATCGCCGGTGTTCCCATTTCTTTTCCATCATTCTATTTTATTTTCTTCGTGAAATCTTCTCAACGTTTCTCTTACCGCCTCGGCGGCTTTCTCGGCCAGTTCTTTTGTGCGGAACTGATTATATATCTTTTCCAGGAGCTCGTCAATATAATTTTCAAAGCATGCAATACTACCAATTTCGCAAAATGCGTTAACAAAGAAATAACGTTCACCATTTTGGGGCTGCCACTTAATTTCTTCAACCTTCTTCTCCTCGGCATTCCAGCGAAGCCCTTGCTCTTTCATCTTGTCGAAAAGGCGTTGTTTTTCTTCTTCGGTAGCGTGTCTTATTTCACAAAATTTGAGGTTACTGTACGAATCACCGATATAAAGATCGCCTGAGCCGCTCATTTTGGCATAACACATAAATCCTACGTTATCAGTTTTCTCGCCTTTATAAATCATTGTAATTTTATTAGAAAACCAGGGAAACGTAAAATCATCTATAAGAATATCGCCAGCCTTAAACTTGGGTTCTTTTTTTTCAAAAGCCACCACACCATTGCTAACAACAGCCTTGCATCCCTCCGGAATGACCACGCTGTCACCTTGTTTAAATTTAATTTCCATATCTATTATTTTTCTATAAACTTATCTATTTCACTATCGAGGTCTTCGCCCCATACGCGCTTGGCTCCCTCTTCCCATACCACGTACCGTCCGCCAGGCTTGAAGCGGCCTTTGCTAATTGCCACATATCCTTTTACAAGAACCTTCTGCGTAGCATCGAACATCACCGCATCAGCTGCTTGTCCCTTTGGCTTGTCGCCCGTGGCGTGCGAAATAAAGATGAGTAGCTTGTCGGGGTGCGCCTCTTTAAGCCGCTGATAGTCGGCATAACGCATACGGGTATATTGGAAACTGTCTATCACGACTACATCCGGGCTTTTCGGCCGGCGAAGACGCTCGCTAAGGTCGGCCATGTTCTCGCGATTTAGAAGAATCACTCGACGGGCTACGTCCAGCATACCAACGCGTATAAAAGCGTTTTTCATAGTAAGACTATCGCCCTCCTCGAGGCTATCGTAGGCCACACGGCCGAACCGGGCAAGTTCCTTGCATAGCTCAAGCACGAAGGTCGTTTTACCCGAACCGCTTTTGCCCCAAATGAACCACACGCCAGTGCGGTCTACTTCGCCGAAGGCCTCGTGGAACTGCTCCGACAGACGGTAGGTAGGCCTGCTAAGCGCATACACATCACTTA